GCGGCTTCAATCCAAGGTTTGCAGCGTTCCAGCTCGGTCATACTGTTCGCACCGATAGTGTTCCCGAAGTCATGTAAATCTCATATCTGACGTTTGTCGTGTCATCAGTTAGAAATAAACGACCCTCGCCAATCTCAACATCCTGCCCGCGCTTGTGGTTAGCCCGATCCGCCGCTTCAAGCGTTCGATTACGCTCAATCTCATTGACGGAATTGTATGACCCGCGTGGTTGTTGCAGTCTCATCTGCGGCCCCCCTGCACAATATCAAGCCTGTTGACGCCGACGCGCCAGTCGACGCCATTGACCCCTGAAACCCGCACGCGCACCTGCCGACCAGTGAAGCGAAGAGACGTTGGGTTTGACATGGCGTAAGGCCCGTAATCTCGCTCAGTTCCGTTGGGGTAAAACCGTGTCTTAAATGTCGCATTAACGTCGCCTTGCGTTTGCTCGTCTGGCAACATGCCGACAACAGACGCAACCGCATCGCCCGTCGCGATCATTATCGGGCCAGTTTCCGCAAACGGCACCGCCCCATCATAGTTAAACCCAACTTCGTGTTCGTATATATGCGCGTCAGATGCCTTTGCCCACATAGGTTGCTGGAACGCCCCACGGTCAACGCCAGCAGTGCGGTCAAGTGTGCCGATGGACCAATGCCCCTCAACGTAGTTGAACGTCACGTAGCGGTCATTTTCTGTAGAAGAACCTGACGGGTAGAACCATGTAATTTCTCCGTGTGCGCTATTTGGAACGCCAAAAACCTTGCTAATTTGTGAGCGGTTAATATCATTAAAAACGTAATCAGAAACGTCGCACGGGACGTCTTGCACTGCCCCGCCGCTGTATAGGTGAAACGCGTTAAGCCCCATCCAGTATGCGCCGTGGTCGACGGACACGACTGCGCCCTGCGAGATTAAGCCACAAGCTGTGCCGACGCGCTCAATGCCGTAGACAAACGGCGGCCCGATATACGTGGCTGCGTGCGCGTCCATTGTTGTCAAAAGTAAAGTCTGGCCTCGGACGTTAATTCCAGCAAGCGCCTGACCCATTGTATCTAGCTCAATGTCGCCAGCCTCGTTCGTCGCCGCTGCGGTCCATGTCGTGTTGTCTTCGCGGTCAGACCATTGGACTTTGCGCGGATTTCCGCCAGCGCCAAGTGACATAAGAAAACGCTCACCAGTGACAACCAAGCCCCTGTTATTTTCTGGCGCGTTACCTATAACCGCTGCAATCGTGCCTGTATTTAGCGCCCACTCATAAATTTTACCATCATCAGACGTGCAGCCAACCAAGTTTTCGCCAAACGTGTCTAAAGACCAAGACGTTGCCGCTTGTATTCGGGACGTGTCTGGCCGCGCCACACCGAAGGCCAATGCGCCAAAGGTGCCGCCTCCGAAGCCCGTAAACGCTTCTGCGTCCTCGCGCCCTGCGGTCAAACCGTTTGGCGTTATGTCGCTGCGAGCGCCAGTCGTTGACCAAACGTACAGCTTATTGTACGTGCCGCCCGCGATCCACCTATCGCTACCGTTATCAATCCACGCCAACATACCGCGAACCTTGGCAGCCGCCGCCGTCGCTGACTTAACGCGCCAGCCGCGCATAGGGCGCATTGTGCCGTCAATCCACCTGATTAGGTTGCTGTCACGCCATCGCCCCTGCGACTGCAAGTCCGTGCCGTTTCGGTAAACGCCGGGCGGTATATCAAGCGGTACTAGCGTCATATTTGCTCCGAAGCGTTAAACTGTTGCCCTTATAGCACACAATGCGGCATAAGGGCAACGGTATTTAGGAACCTGCGTTTCTGAACAATTTGTCCATGTCAGTTGCCGAAACAGACTTTAGGGCCATCAATACGCCAATCAGCATATCGTTGCGGCGAATAATAGCCTGCGAGCGGACAGATAGACGCAACTTAAAGCGCTCGGCCTCTGGTCGTGAGTTGATTGCTGTCAGTGCGACACTTGGGATCGAGTTACCTGCCACCCACGCCTCTGCGTCGTCCTCCGTGATCCACTCTTGGCCTGCCGCGATAACTGCAAACTTCTCGCGTGACATCTGCATGGTCGCTCGTTCTTGTTCGAGTACCATAGCGGGGTCAATTTTAGGTACGTTGATAATCATGAGCCTACTCCGTCTGTTAGGTCAGTCTCGTCAACCGACCAATCGTCACGCCATTGACGATCCGTCGGAATGTCAGCTACGTCCACGATCTTATAAGGTAGACCTGTTGGTACATCTTTGGATGCAATCTGTTCCACTGTTAAGCCGCAATCGGCGGGGATGATGATGGCAACGCCACCACCTTCTGTTTGGTATATGATACGTTTGTTTAGCATGGTTTTCCCCTTTATCCGAAAATTGATACATAGACAAAAGTCGGGTCTATTATGGCTGTGGCATGTGCTGAACTAACTCTAACCCCAGAAACTGTTGCTGGGGCCGCCGCGCTGTGCGATGCAATGGACATCCAACCGTTCGCAGGCATGGTGCCACGCAACGCAACGACACAATAGTTAGCGTCCTCCATGTCTGTCGCAAAATTAACCGTATAGTTACCCACCCCATGATCTGTAATACTAGACACATTGCCACTAGCCCGAATTGCTACTACGCCCGTGCCGTTGAAATTAACCCACGCACGACAGGCGTAAACTGGTGCCGAACCTGTGGCGTTCAACACGTTTGGAATAGCATCCCGAACGAAAGCCGTTGACGCGATTTGTGTTGTGTCTGTGCCGACTGCCGCTGTTGGAGCGGATGGCACACCTGTGAACGTCGGTGACGCAATTGTGGCAACACCAGAGGGTGTCACTTTGTCTGATAGATTAGCCATGTTATGTCACCTCCAAGGTGGGCCAGTTGATTGTGCTGGGGAATCCCTCTTGGGCAGGTACATCTCGCAGAGCTTGGCGATAGTCCGTCATCCCTTGAGACATAGTTACGTCAGAGTTCCCAGACCAGTCTGTTGTAGAAAGGATTGCATCTCGCTTTATACGGGCGTCATCCGCCTTACGATTTAAAGCAAGGGTGCTATCGCCTTTAGGTACGTTGATAATCATGCGCCCACTCCGTCTGTTAGGTCACTTTCTGATACAGCCCACTCGTCTCGCCATTGTCGATCCGTCGGAATGTCAGCAACGTCCACAATCTTGTAGGGCGAACCCGTTGGCACGTCTTTGGCCGCTATTTCTTCAATCGTCAGGCCACATTCACAAGGTACAATAACAGCCACCCCGCCACCTTCGCTTTGGTAGATAATACGTTGATTTATCATGTTGGTTCCTTACCTAAACACGGAGACGTTAATATACTTTGCATCATAGTTTGCAGACGACGAAGTTGTGACAAAGCGAAACGCCGATGCTGTGGGTGCTACTTCCGCTCCGCTACTTCCGTTGAGGTTCATTTGCGCACCTGCGCACCTTGCAATGCCGTAGTTTTGAGAGTACGAAACAACTGCTGAATAGTCAGCATCCTCCAAGTCCGTCGCTACGTTTACAGTGTAGTCCCCTGTCCCGTTATCAGTGATACTTGATACGTTGTTACTTGCACGAATCGCCACTGCTCCGGTACCATTGAAGTTCACCCATGCTTTCACGGAGATTGCCCCTAAAACAAAAGCGGTACTTGCGATCTGCGTTGTGTCGGTGCCTGCGGTTGCTGTAGGGACTGTAGGTGTCCCTGTAATACTAGGCGAAGTTAGCGTTTTATTCGTAAGTGTCTGTGTACCCGTCTCAGTTACAACCGTGCCGCTACTCACGCCGACCTGCGTGTAAAGCTGCCACGTCGTACCATCGTAAATAAAGTCTACCGATGCACCCCCGATATTCATTACAAGGTCTGCCGCGTCACCCTCAATAGTAGAGCTATTACGGGCCACTGTTAGGTTATTGGTAGACCAATCAGCCCCGTCAACCACACGAACCAAGTCACCAATGGAAGGCGATGCCGGTAGCGTGAGCGCCCAAGCGCCACCTGATGTGTCAGCAATAATTGCGTCATTATTCGCCGCCGTATAAGTGGTCGTCTTCCGGGACCAAGCAAGACCAGCAACAATACCCGTAAGGCCCGAACCGTCGCCCAACACTGTTGTGGCAGTAACCGTGTCGAAAGTAGGGCTGTCAGTCGTAGCAACGCCTTGGTTTTGACCGACAAGGTGGTTCAACTCCGCCGCGCTTGCCGTAACCGCCACGCCAGCCACCTCCCAACCAGATGTCAGGTTTGGCTGAATGCCCGTCGTTCCATCCAGTAGGTCGTCGATTGCGTCTAGTGACGTGTTAATCTTCGCGCCCCAAGTATCCTCAGACGCGCCAACCTCCGGCTTGACTAGGCTAAATGTCGTTGTGGTTGTGTCTGCCATGTAAAGAACTCCAAAATTTAAGGGGAAAGCACCGACCATGTGTCGCTTGCCGTTGCCGCACCTTGCCACGTTTTCGCTGTCAAAGCAATATCCGTCCAGGTCTCCGCTGTTGCGTCTTGGTTGACCCATAACAACTCGCCGCTTACTGCCGATGCCGCCGATGCCGCCGACGACACGGATGCAAGCGCGGTAATTCCGCCCAATGCAGCCGAAGATGATATGGTGGACGTCGCCGCACTGACAACAATCACAACGGCTGCGTCAGCAGTGACCTGTGAAGATGATGCAACACTTGCACCGCCCAATGTAATTAAGTTGGCCGCTGCGCTTGCCGATGATGCAAGGCTTGATGATCCGCCAGCTTGTTTAACAGTGTCGGCAGACGATGACGCAGATGCCGATGCCGATGTGCTAGATAGTGCAGTTGTTGTGATAGCCGCCACGGCAACAACAGAAGTTACACACGGGATTGCCGCAGCAGAGTTTCGCAATGCCTGAGATGACACAGACAGCAACGCCGCACAAGATGTTGAAGCAGAAGCGTCAACCTTGGCACCATCAAGGCCGTATGCGTTCCCACCATACCCACCTGTGCCAAAACCTGTGCGGTATACCGTCATTATGAAAGTGTCAGATCAAAGTCGCCCGCTGGTACGCGGAAAATGTCGCCAGTGCCGATTGCCTTGCTTGCAGTGAGCGTAGCATAGGCAAGCATGTTGCCGCCGGTAGAAGCGTCGAATACAGCTACGTGCGTGATTGTACCCCAGTCTCCCGTAGCCGCGTCAAACTCTACATTGCCGCTATTCGTCGCCAGATCGCCGGAAACCGCAAGCGGCATAGCTTCACGCCCGTAAGCATCCCCCGAAAGCTCTGTGCCGCCACCTGTTTCGCCCGGCGCAGATGTGAATAACCCAAGGTGCCACTCTGTAGGCCGCGCCGCTGTGCCAGTCGTGAATAACCATGCTAGGACCAGCGTTTCCGCCGTGTTCGTAAAGCTCATTTTAGTAACTCCTGATTTTCATGCGACGGCCTGATCCGCCAAATTTTGCTGTCTCGCCGTCACGATTGATGGCATCAATGCCCTGCTGATACAAAGCCGCCCACCCTTGCAGGCGTGCGTCGTCTTTCAGATACATGGCCGTGTGCATCAAAGCGCCGTATAGGTACACGTCGGGATGATACGTCAGAATCCAGTTTGTTGCAACGCTGTCAGAAAGCGGCGCAACCCGCCCGAAATAGTAAAGCTCCATATTGTAGGTGCCA